CCCCCAAACGTTTCGCGCTCACCAGCACAGTGCACCACCTAGGCAAGCCAATCGGGCGCGAGTGCCCTTCATCCAAGCAAGGTAACAAGTGCGCCGATTGCCGCGCATGCTGGAACCCTCGCATTAAAAACATCAGTTACAAATACCACTAAGGGCGGGCGGGGATCCGCCCCTGGTCCTACGCCGGGACGCGCCGGGCCGACCTCGAGCGGAGCTCCCGCAGCCCGCGCACGCAAAAGGCCGCAAGCCCGCAAGCATATATATTTTATAAAGGCCGCAAGGCCGCAAGCCCGCAAGCTCCCAGGGCCGCAAGCACTGAACATACATACATGCCCCTAGGCCGCAAGCACGAGGCCGCACGGGGCCGCAAGCCCGCCCCCACCCAAACGCCCTAGGCCGCACGCAAACACGCTCAAAACAAACGGTGTTGCCCCTGTGGGAGGGGGGTGGAGCGATTCCCCCACACAAATACAGCACATTTTATAACGGCAAATAAAAAGTATTGATATCGATACTGCATTGCATTACTCTTGGCTTTCGGCTGGTCGTTCTGTGAGCGGTGGCCGAACCCAAAGCAAACTAAAATTAAGGATCAATGATGACAAACACAAACCCTTGGCAACCTGCCGACAACCCCACGCTTGACGCCTTTGGCCGTCGCTATCCAATTGAGTTGAAGAACATCAAGTTCAACGCTCACTTCACTCGCGAGACTCACTGCTTCAGCGCAACCGTGTACTTCAACGAAGAGAGAGTCATGAAAGTTGAGAACGATGGCAATGGTGGAGCGCACTATTTCTATCCGCTGCGAGGTCAAAGCACTGAGTCATTCAGAACCATGCTTGATGAAGTCAAGAACTCTGCTTACGAATCATTAGGTGATTCTGTTCGCGAAGAATACAAATCTCTTCTGATCAATGGCGAGCACGCCACAAGCTTTGCACTTGAATACGTTGTGACTGAGTTGCTCAACGAGGATCTATGCTTGAAAGAAATGCGCAAGAATCTCAAGTCTAAGATCACGATCTTTGATGAGAACGATGGCAAGGTTTATCAGTACAAGATGAAACCGCTTGCGGCGAACATCAAGTATCTCAAATCAATCATCGCCGACAAGAACGAAGGCGAGTCGTATGTTTGGCTCAACGACCTACCCGAACACGAAGCCATGGTCTATTGGCGCAGAGCGGAGGGTTAGTCATGAACGATACTGTTGCGGAAAGATTGTTACAGGTTGTTCGCGTGATCGTTACTCATGAGATCGACATCGTCACCGAGTCGGAATGGTTTGAAGAATACGTTGAGACCATGGTCGATAAGCGAATCAAAGAACTCACTGTTGGCGAGACAGATCAAACGGAGGTGACTCATGCCTAAGTTTGAAGTGAACATCACCAGAACCATCACTGATCGTTTCATCGTGACGGCTGATGACTTGGATGAGGCTGAAGGCATTGCAGAGTATCTTGCTGAAGGTCGCGACGGTGACATCAAGCCTGACTACACCAAGTTTGGTGAAGAGATCATTGATGTGGAGGCCGTCGATGAAAGTCCTTGACCTATTCTCAGGCATAGGTGGCTTCTCATTGGGGCTAGAGTGGGCAGGAATGTCCACTGTGGCCTTTTGTGAGCGTGACCCCTACTGCACCACCATACTCAACAAACACTGGCCTGACACACCCGTGCACAACGATGTGAGGAACTTAGATGGAAAAGACTATGCCGATTCAATTGACCTTGTGGCAGGAGGATTCCCCTGTCAGCCATTCTCAGTCGCAGGAAACAGAAGGGGGTCAGACGATGACCGCCATCTCTGGCCTGAGATGCTTAGAATTATCCAAGAAGCCAAACCAAGATGGGTCATTGGAGAGAATGTTTTTGGCCTCATCAACATGGCACTCGACGATGTGCAAGCTGACTTGGAGAGAGAACACTACGAAGTCAGGAAATTCGTACTACCGGCTGTTGCCGTCGATGCGCACCACCGAAGAGATCGAATCTTCATCATCGCCTACCGAGACCCAGCTTTGGTCAACGCCAGCAGCGAGCACAGGCGGGGGGATACCGACAGACGCGGAGGATCGCGGATGGAAATGGGAGGGGACGTATTGGCGCAGACCAGACGGCACCAAGTACCAGACGCAACTGATCGACCAAGCACGCATGTGGCCCACTCCCACGGTGAAGGGCAACTACAACAAGAAGGGTTTGAGCGCGAAGTCGGGCGATGGTCTGGCGACAGCGGTGAACAAGTCTCGGATGTGGCCGACGCCCATGGCGAGGGACTACAAAGACACGGGCAAGAACACCAACTACGAGGCTTTGGCCAAGAAGGGCAAGCTGGCGGGAGCGGTGATGTGGCCTACACCAATGGCGCACGAGGCGAGGTTGGGGTATCAGGACAGGAGTCGTGGCAAGAAGGGCACGCAGGAGAGTCTCACCACCAAGGTGATCAACAACTTAGGAGGTCGCCAAGAGGTGAGTGGCCAGCTGAACCCAGAGTGGGTCGAGTGGCTGATGGGATTCCCAATCGGGTGGACAGAATCAAAGGACTAGGCAACGCCGTTGTGCCTCAACTCATTCAAGCAATCGGTGAGCTTGTGCTCGCCGCAGACAAGGAGATCTACGGATGCAAATAAAACTAAATTTGAGATCACACACGAGAAGAATGGTTGATGAAGATCGCACCATCGAAATGCCTAATGACGCTGACTTTCTCACGGTATTCAAAGCCATCACCAAAGAGATGTGTGATGAGTGCATCTACGAAGATGAGATTCAATCGATCACTTTTGATGCTGAAGGCAGACTACGGCTACGCCATTTGTTGAGTGGTGATCCTTCATGACCTCAACACGCGGAGGCATGCGCGAGAACTCTTCTGGCCTGTACCG